GGTTCAACTAACTTGGTTGAAAACAAGACATATGAAAATCCACAATTCTTAAGAATGAAGGACCTTATGTCAAAAATGAATAAATAAATAAAAATAAACTAAAAACAAACTAAATATTTTAAAAAATGGGAGCATTATTAGAATCAGGTCTTGTTGGTAACATCGGTCTTAAGCACCTTAAAGTTATCAAAGAAGATACTATTAACAAATGGGACAAATTAGGATTCTTGGAAGGTTTGAGAGGACACGTTAAAGAAAACATCGCTCAACTTTATGAAAACCAAGCATCTCACTTAATTAACGAAGCTGCTAGCACAGCATCAGACGGTTCTTTCGAAACGGTTGTATTTCCAATCGTAAGAAGAGTTTTCTCTAAATTGTTGGCTAACGACATCGTATCTGTACAAGCTATGAACTTACCTATCGGTAAATTGTTCTACTTCGTACCTAAAATTCAGGGTTATGACACAGGTCAAGACCCAACTGATGGTGGTACACACTTTGCACCTTATGGAGCACCTAATGGACCAGCAGCAACAAACACTGGTTATGGTGCAAACGATAAGAATTTGTATGACAGATTCTACGAAGGTAACGAAGCGTCATTAGACCCTCCAGGGTTATTTGACTATTCTAAAGGTAAGTTTAGTGCTGAAACATTGACAGCGTCTACACAAGCTTGGAGTGGTTCAGAATTAATCCAAAGTGGTTACAGTGCTGGTGAATACAGAAAAGTTATTATAGCTTTATCAGGATTTAATACTGCAGGTGCTGGTAAATTAATCGGACCTAGTGGTAACGAAATGGATTCTGAAGAGTTCTTATCTAGCTTATCAGTAACAACAAACACCGCTGTTGGTGTAGTTGCTAACGGTTTCTCAGGTTTGTCAGGTAACCAATTGTTTAGAGTTGTAACTCAAAAATACGGTAAAGGTATTGTACAATATGGTTCACAAGCAACAACAACATTCCCAACAACTGGTAATGGTGGTGTTTATGATAATATCTGTGATGCTAATGGTGTTATTTACTTAGAGGTTGATACTCAAGTTCCTTGTTCTATTGGTGCAAATTCAATGGACGGTTATTCAGGTATTACAACTGCTGTTAACACTACGTATAATAATGCGTTTAAATGTACTTATAGAGTTTACCAAAACTTAGAATTTGAAGATGAAATCGGTGAAGTTTCTTTTGATTTGGAATCAGTAACAGTTTCTGTAACTGAAAGAAAATTGAGAGCACAATGGTCTCCTGAATTAGCACAAGACGTTGCAGCATTCCACAACATTGACGCTGAAGCTGAATTAACGGCTTTATTGTCTGAGCAAGTTGCGGCAGAAATTGATAGAGAAATCTTGAGAGATTTGAGAAAAGGTGCAGCATGGACTTTGAGATGGGATTACAACGGTTGGAAAAGAGGTACAACTGCAAATCCATTAACACAATACACACAAAAAGATTGGAACCAAACATTGATTACTGCAATCAACCAACTTTCAGCTCAAATCCACAAATCAACATTGAGAGGTGGAGCTAACTGGATTGTTGTTTCTTCTGAAATCAGTGCAATCTTTGATGATTTGGAATACTTCCACGTATCAAACGCAGCTCCTGAGCAAGACCAATATAACATGGGTATTGAAAGAGTTGGAACTTTGGCTGGTAGATACCAAGTTTACAGAGACCCTTATTTCCCACCGAATACAGTATTGATTGGTCATAAAGGTAACTCATTGTTAGACACAGGTTATGTGTACGCACCATACGTACCATTACAATTGACTCCAACAATGTATAACCCATTCAACTTCACACCTATCAAAGGTATCATGACAAGATACGCTAAGAAGATGGTGAACAACCGTTTCTACGGTAAAATCACAGTTGATGGTGTTAGAACATTTGACTTAAGAGAATTGAGATAATCTTTTCTAAATGAAATAAAAAAGGGACGAGAAATTGTCCCTTTTTTTATGCCTCTTCTTTTTTATCGGGTGTACTTAAAACACGTAACGATTTTGAAATAATTTCAGATTCTTCTAATGTAAAACAACCTCGTTTATACGCTGATTTTACAGATTGTATTAAATAGAATAAAGATTGTTCCTTTTCTATAGAATTAATTATTTTTTCAAGCTCGTCATTTGAGTTATATTGTAAAAAATCAAATAGTTTTGTGTTGTTATTAATCATAGTAAGATATTTATATATAATAATCGTAAAAAAATAATGGATAATAAAGTGATAATTCAAGATATTCTTAATGAATATATAAAAATTGTTGAAACCAGTAGTACTACTATAAGTGCCGGTGTGTACAACGGACCAATTGAGTTAGGTTTAAAAAAATGGAAAGACTCTGAATTAGGTCCGTATACTGAATTTTCAAAACACCCCGCCAATAAAGAAAAAAAACAAAAAACTTTAAAAAACAATATATCAAAAGTTATTGGTGTATGGGAAAAAGATAAAGATGGTAGTTATGACGTAAAAATACACGATGTACATACTGTAAATGAAGACTTGGCGGTTTGGTTTGGAACAAAGAAAAAACCAAAAGGTTCTAAACAACCCGCTGGTCCTTGGGTTAATATATGTAGAAAAAAAGAAGGTGGTGGACACCCACCATGTGGAAGACCAGATGCTGACTCAAAGTCATATCCTAAATGTAGGGCCAAAGGTGTTGCTGCTGGTATGAGTGACGCTCAGAAAAGAGCCGCTTGTGCTAAGAAAAGAAAGGCGGAAAAAGCAGATACACAAACAGGTAAAGGACAAAAACCTGTTTACTCGTCTTACAAAACAACAAAAGAATCTGTTAATTATTTACCACCAATTACTTTATCAAAATTAGCTGGTAAAATTTTATACGAGATGAAAAAAAAAGGTGTCAACGAAAATTTGACCGTAATTAAAAATTTGTACAACAGAGTTCCATTCACCGAAAAAATGATTACAGAGCTTCATAAATCATTAAACAAAAATGTTTTAAATGAGTCAGAAACCGCTGATGTAAATTATTTATTGCTCGGAGGTGACAAAACCAAACAATGGGTTAACACAATTCTATATTCATTAAAAAAGGGGTCTTAAAACCCCTTTTTTTTATTTTGTTATGAATATGCCCCTGAGGACCTTTTCTTTCCGTCTAATCCCTTTATACGACCTTGACAGACCTGTACTGCGTATCCATTAGCATACGCTGATGGATAAACATCAAATTTTGCTTTAGCGGCGGCTTTTCCACGTGCACATAATTTAGTTCCTGTTTTTTTTCTACCTTCTTCTAAATTATTTCTTTCCAACATTTGGTCCATAAAAGCATCCGCATCTTTTGAAAGAGGTTCAAGTTCATCGGCCTTTATTTTTAAATCTTCAATGTCTTTGATTGCCGCCAAATACGGAATCATTGATTTTTCAGCATCTTTATCAATTGGTATAATACTACTAATTTTTTCAAGTATTTCTTCAATACTTAGTTTAACTAATAAGGGTCCTAAACCTTGTGTAATAAATCCCAATCCGGGAATACTAGTTATACCAACGATTGATTGTAATAAATCAATAAAATCAACTTCTAATTCGTCTTGAACATCAAGTAATTGTTCTAAAGTATCTGATTGAATGTCTCCGTCATTTACTATAGATGCTTTTAATTCTTTATATCTTTCTAAATCATCGTTTAATTCACTGTAATTTTTCACAGACGCTCCAATACCTACAGCGGTACCTACACCTGGAATACTTGTTAATACGTTTCTCGCGGTGTCACCAGCTAAGTTTTTTAATATACTGGCAACATCTAATTCATTTATATTTTTCATTTTTGGTTAACTATTTGAAATTTTAATTGTCTTTTATAAGTATCTACTTCACCTGAAGTTAACACCTTGATGTCAACATAATATTCATTAGGGATTTTATCTTTAGTATCAAAGATAAAATAATATTCATTTGGTGTTTGATTTATTCTTGTCCAATCTTGAACAATAACCTCTGTGGTACCTTCTTTAACATATAATCTGTAATAGGCCTTAAAGTTTGGATATATTACATTTGATGTGTAAGCTTGTTTTATTGTAACAACAACTTTACGTGTATCAGTATTTAATATTTTTTCATCTTGTTTTATACCTGAAAATTCAAAACCATATAAAACAGGGTCTTTAGCCAATGGACCAATTTGATAATATTCAGATGCCGGTCTTAATATAATATCATTTGTAATATTTCCTAAAGATACACCATTGACTGTTACACCACTCCAAATATCACTAAATTGACATGGTGTTGAGTATCCTGTTAAAGCGGGAACCGTACATTCATATACACCTTCAGTACGTCTTACGGTTGTTAAACCTGTTAATGATGGTATTAAATCACCATTTGAATCTTCAATGTTAACTTTAGGGTTAAAATCAAAATTGGTTGGTGTTCCGTTGATGTATGAATATAGATATAACTTATTTACTTTATTCTCAAAGAATGCTGTTCTATCATCAAGAATTAAATCATCATAAGTGGTTTCCAAATAAGGTTCATAAAAAGTTTGTGTGTGTCTTGTAAAGAAACCAACAGAATAATTTTCAGTTAAACCTGTTAAATTTTCTAATTGTGGTGAAAAGGATAAAACCCAACCTGTTGTTGTTGTGTTACCCGTTAAAAGACTATTAATTACTGTTGAAATATCAATTTCAAGATTTTCATTACCAAATTCAAAATGTTGTAAACCTCTTTGAGTTAATCCTGAATAATTTATAGTTGTCCCTGTACCACTATTATCATTGTTATATATACCAGGTGTACTCCAATTATTTATAAGGTCTCTACCGTACCAATTTGACGGTCTATTTGAATATGAT